TAGCTGCTTACTTAGTAAGTGTCAAGATTTATTTTTATCATTTTTATATTCGGCCATGCACTCTCTAGCGTACTGTGTTACCTTGGCAAAAACACAAGGCGGATAAACGCCATGCAAAGTTTTCCACCCCCCTTTTTTTTTGCGTGTACGGTACAAGGCTTGGTTTTGGGCGTTAGTTAGCGGCATGGGGTTAGTCCTTTGTGGGGGGGGGGGGGTTGTTAATTGCAAAAATTATCCGCAGATTTTTTCTGCTACGTATTCAAAATTTCCTACCTTAATTTTTAATGGGTTAATGAAATAATTTAAACTTGAATATTCATCGTCACTATAAAGCTTAAGAATATGTTTTAATTTAGCAACAACTTGTTGCCTAGTTAATACGCCAAAACATGTATTTTCGTAATCATTAAGATAATTAACTTTGTAAATTTTGTATCTAGTCATGATGTTTATCCTTTTTTGGGGTTGGTTAAGCGGAAACTTGCTCAGCAGTGTACCAAGCCGCTTGAGAACAAGCAGAATCGCGGCCTCTATTAAAAACTAGCTCTGGTTTTGTATAATGAGGATTACCGTGCCTATTTGCTACTTGCTGAATTGCGTGACGTGTGTTTTTTGCAAGATAAACATAAACAAGAGTTGTTTTTTCTTTTAAGTTTTGTTCGGTAACTTTAAACTTTTCCATGATGTTTATTCCTTTGTAATGGGCTGTCGCCCTGTTGATGATTAGATTATACGTACTTACTAAGTAAGTGTCAATAGGTTTTTTAAAAATATATTGTTGTGGGGAAACAAGGGGTTGCATTCATGCAGGATGCCTTACTGCAAAATAGCTTGACTTATCCATGTGGTAATATATTACCTCGTATGTGGTAACTGAATACCGTATGTTTTTTAGCTATTATAAACAGGACTTATGGACAAAAGGCCGCAAGGAAGACCGGAAATAGAGCCAACCCCTGAACAGCGGGAAGATGTCACTATTATGATGTCCGCTGGATTGACCCAAGCAACAATCGCTAAAATACTTAAAATTTCAATCGCTAGCTTGCAAAAACATTATCGGCATGAATTGGATGTTGGCAAGGAAGAGGCAATTCAAAAAATAACTAAAAACCTTTTCCGGATTGCCACTGGCGAAAGCAAGGCCGCGGTAACTGCGGCTTGTTTTTACCTTAAAACCCAGGGCGGATGGCGGGAAACCGACCGCAACGGCGGCGAGCAACAAATAATAATCAATGTTAACGATGGAGTAACACGCAATGCCCAGCGCATATCAACAGATCAGTGCAACAACACAGATAAGCCCACAACTTAAGCGGCTTAGTGGTGTTTTTTGTTCAAGTTCCACTGCGGGGACGCTGACGATTTACGACAGTGCAACAAGTGGGACGAGTACAATTATTGTCAACACGTTCAACCTTGTAGCCGGAACATTTTACCCGCTACCAGTAACGGCAGACACGGGCTTTTACTGCGTTCTGGGCGGCACTGCTGCAATTACATTGTTTACAGCGCCTTACTAAATGAGCGGTGCGGCTCTACGCATTGAGCTTCCCGGCAATGGCTGGTGGCCCCGTCCGTATCAGTGGAGGCTGTGGGAGTATCTTCGCAAGGGCGGCACTCGTGCCTCGGTGTTTTGGCATCGCAGATCGGGCAAGGATGACGTTGCTTTACATGCTACCACCCTACGCAGCGTCGAGCGTGTGGGTAACTACTGGCATATGCTCCCAGAGTACGCGCAAGGCCGTAAAGCCATATGGGACGCAATCAACCCCGACACTGGCCGCCGTCGTATAGATGAGGCAGTGCCCCCAGAATTGCGCCGCCGGGTAGACAATCAAAGCATGAGCATCACGCTCAAGAACGGTTCAACGTGGCAGGTGGTTGGGTCTGATAGCTATGATAGCCTCGTAGGGTCGCCGCCTGTGGGAATTGTGTTCAGTGAGTGGGCATTGTGCAAGCCTATGGCGTGGTCGTATCTGTCGCCCATCCTAGCGGCCAATGGCGGCTTTGCGCTGTTTGTGAGTACCCCGCGAGGCCGTAATCATGCCCATGCTATGCACATGGCAAACAGGGGTGTTAAAAACTGGTTTACAGAGGTGCTCACTGTTGATGATACCGGGGTGCTAACCGCAGAGCAGCTGGCAGAGGCAGAACGTGATCTTATATCCGTTTGGGGTGAAGAGGGCGGCAAGTCATTATTCCGGCAAGAGTATTATTGCAGCTTTGACGCTCCGCTTGCTGGGGCCATATTTGGGGAGTGGATTGGCAGGGCTGAAAGTGCGGGCCGGATAACCAGCGTGCCCTACGATCCGGCCCTGCCCGTGTTCACGGCGTGGGATATTGGTTACGACGATTACACATCAATTTGGTTTTTCCAGCTTATGCCGGGCGAGGTGCGGTTCATTGATTTCTATGAAAACAATAAAAAAGATGTGGAATTTTATTGCAATATATTAAAATACAAAGATTATAAATACGGCATTCATTATCTTCCTCACGATGCACAGCCTGCAACCTTTGCGGCCCAGGGCCGTTCTGTCCGTCAACAATTTGAGGCGATTATGGGCGGCGGGTCGTCCCGCATTGTTCCGCGTCTTGATGTCATGGATCGCATACAGGCCGCCCGGATGATGTTTGCCAAGATGTGGTTTGACAAAGACAAAACCTTTGAGGGAATGGAACACCTCCGGCAACAGGCATGGAAGCGCAGCAAGAACAGCACTATTGATTCCAGCACCGAAGAGCACAAAGAGCATTCACACGCCGCCGCCGCACTCTGTTATGCTGCTGTTGCTTTGCAAATGCCCGACAACAGCCCCCAACAGTATCTACGCAATCAGCCCAATGGCCGCAAATTTATCCCTGTCGAGGTAATTATATGACCGATCAAGAAAACGAAGGCTTTCAGGCATGCCTAGATGCCGTGCAGTGGTATGAACGCGAGTTTAAACAATGGGAGGAAGAGGCCCGGCGCAATGAGGATCGCTATCGCGGTGAGGAAAAAACCGTGTCCGGCGGCATTCCTATCGATCTGATGTACGGCGATAAGCGTTTCCCGATGTTTTGGTCGATTGTGCAAACAACGCTTCCCGCTATTTTTGCGAAAAACCCCAAGCCAGTCACTAAGACACGCTACGACAAGAATAACGAGGCCGCCCGTGTTGCCTCACAAATGATTGAGAATGCTTTAAATTACTACATAGACGAGACAGGTTTTTTCAGTGCCGGGGAGATGAGCGTAACCGACAACGAGATCACGGGCCGGGGGTCGCTGTGGGTGCGCTATAACGCTTTTGATGAAAACGGTGACGAGATACCGCCGGAACAATGGTCGAAAGATTTAAAACCAGCCCATGAAGAGGTTTTTACCGAGTATGTGGAATGGAAAAACTTCTGGCATGGCCGTGGTGAGGTGTGGGATCGGGTGTTTATTGCCGGAAAGAAAACAACCCTGACCAAGGCGCAGATAAAGAAGCTATACCCTGATAAATGCGAAGAGATCGTAGAGAGCGGCGTTCAGAACGGGGAAGAAGATAACATTTTTCCGTATGAGGTATACGAAGGTTGGAACAAAGAAACGAAAACCGTTTACCATTTTAGCTATAAAAACAAACTGTTGCTCAAAGAAATGCCTGACACGCTCAAGCTGGAGAATTTCTTTCCATTCCCGCAGCCGCTTATGTCCACTCGCACGGGTAAATCCTTAAAGCCAGTGCCAACGCTGCGGCAGTACCGAACGCAAGCCAATTCCCTTGACGATATTACCACGATGATCGGCAACATTATCCCGTTCTTGAAAGCGTGTGGGGTGTTTGACAAGAGCAACACTGCCCTTGCCAACGCTATCCAATCAAGGCAGCCGTTTCTTGAGGGTTTGGATAACTACGCCGGGATGATGGAGAAAGGCGGGATTAAATCCAAGCTGGATTTTGTGGATATTACCCCGTTTGTGGGGGCCATGAATGCCCTGTTTCAAGCGGAAAACAACCAGAAACAGAAGATTTACGAAGTAACTGGCGTTTCCGATATTTTGCGCGGTGCAACCAATGCCAACGAGACGGCAGAAGCCCAGAAGCTGAAAAGCCAGTTTGGGGGAATGCGTTTATCTTCTAAGCAAGCAGCCGTTGCCAATTTTATGCGCGATACTATCGCCATTATGGGAGAGATGATCGCTTGCACGTTCCATGAGGACACGTTGCAGCGTGTTTCCGGTATCAGCCTTATGAAAGAGGCGGAAAAAGCCATGTATGAGCAGATCAAGAGCAATGAACATAATCTTGAAATGTCCATTCCCTACGATCCAATGGCGCAGCAAATGCTGCAAGCTGTTGAAACTATAGAGAAGAATGGGGGAGCTGAAGCAGCAAAACGCCCATCGGTTGAGGAGGTTTTTGCTTTATTGAGGAACAACCCCTTGCGGCGGTTTGCTATCAACATTGAGACTGAAAGCACCATCATGGGCGATGAGAACGATGAGAAGCAGCGCCGGATGGAGTTTGTAAAGGCCATCAGCGACGTTATGCAGCAAGCCTTGGCGTACACCCAGCAAGCCCCGCAGTTGATCCCTCTTGTGGGTCAGCTGATTTTGTTTGCCGTGCGGTCGTTTCAAGCAGGGAAAGAGCTTGAGACAGAATTTGAGGACACCGTGAACAAGCTGGTAGAGCAAGCGGAAGAGCAAGTGGCACAGCAGCAAGAAATGGAGAAAATGCAGCGGCAACAAATACTCGCCGCGCCGCCGCCGCTACCTGGGCCGCCGCAGCCCATGCCGCAACAACCGATGGGGGTAATGCAATGAGCATGTTTATTGTGGTGCAAGAGTGCAAAACGTGCGGGGAGCAGTCTTGTCAGAACGTCGAGGGCTGGGAGTCACCCGATCCGATCATTGAGTGCTGCGGTGAAGTCATGAGGTTCCGGCGTAAGATTCAAACGCGAGGGCAGGAAGAAAAATCGGGTATTGTCATCATCAAAGAGATGGAGCCGGTTGTGTCTACTGTTGATGGCAGTGTCCTACGCAATCGGCGCGAACTGAAAGAGCATATGCGGGTGCACGGCTGCATTCCTGCGGTTGATAAGCAGGATATGCCCAAGCCCAATAGAGAAGTTCCGAATTTTAAACCAGCTCTTATCGAAGGGGCAAAAAAACTAGGGT